GCCACACAGGTGCGCGTGTCGCACGCCGCATTCCAGATCCACCGCCGCAGACGGCGCCTTGACCACATCATCGTTGGCCCTATAGTTCCGCACCGCCGCGGTGCGATAGGCCCGCATCGTCTCCGTGCGGCTCACCCGTAGCGCCCGCACCAGGTTGCCACCAAACGCCTCTTTCACCCGTCGGGCAATGCGCCGCGGGTTCTCGCCCGTCGCCATGCCGGTGATCAGCGCATCGCGCACCGCCTGGCTGGCCTCCGTTCCCAGCTCGTCGAGCAGCGTCCGCAGCGGCGTGCCGTCGCTCGTGAACCCCACCAGGTCGGTGAACGCCTCCTGGCTCAGCCGCGTAAAGCTCACGCTCACCCCCGGCGGCGGCGTGCCCAGCGCGCGCAGCGTGTCAGCCTCGGCTGCATGGCCGGCCGCCTCCACCGCCTCGCGCTGCAATGCCGCCATCCGCGGCTCGGCGTACCGCGCCCAGCGCGCCATCTCGCGTTCGATCTGCGCCTGCAGCGTCTGCAGGCGCTCCCGCTCGAACAGCCACGCCATAGACACCGGCTGCTCGCCGGCCTGGGCCTCGGCGAGCTGTTTCAGCAGCGCATCGAGCCGCTTCCTGATGCGCTTCCAGCTCTCGCCATAGGCGCGCAGCATCTCCGTCGCCGCCGCGCGTTCCTGGCGCAGCAGCGCCTGGCGAAAGCGCTCGCCGTCCGCATAGAGAGTCACGCGCCGTCCACCAGCCGGTACACGATCTGCCGGCAGCGCACGCCGTCTACGCGCCGCCCCAGCCGCTCGCCGCGTTCAACTCGGCCGTGCTCCATCAGCGTCTTGATCATCATCGATATCGTGTGCCGGTTGATGCCGTACTGCGCGGCCAGCTCGTCCACCGTGCGCCACCCCTCGCTCGCCGGGCACAGCGGCCCGCCCGCATAGGTGTCCAGCTCGCTGCGCAGCGCCTCAAGGCTCAACCCATCCCAACCGCTCACATCGCCCTCCTCGCCCGTATGTCTCGCACGCGATGAAACGCGCGCACCTCGCGCAGTCGTCCATCCTCGATCTCCACCGCCACCAGCCCGCACCCGATCTGGCTCAAGCTGCGCGTTGCCTGCTGCGCGTACGGCGTCAGCCCTGCGTAGCTCGGCAGCACGATCACCTCCGTGCACCACTCCCGCTCGCCCATGATGCGGATCGTCTCGTGCACATACTCGTGATAGTGCGCCCGCACGATCAGATCAGGCGGCCGCCCCCCGCGGATGATCTCCTCCTCCATGATCGACCGGCCGTAGTAGCGCACCATGTTGCCTTTCAGCCACGTCCGTGTGCCCGGGCCCGGCCCGTGGTGCGCCGCATCGACGCCGTATCCTTCCACGTCGGCGAGCAGATGGCTCACCACCGATACCTCGCGCCCCGGGTGCGCCCTCGCCAGCTCGCCGGCCACCGCGATCGGCGCGCTCGCCTCGCCCAGCTCGTGGCTGTCCGTCCCCGTCACCAGCGTCAAACTGCGCACGTTCTCGAGCGCCAGCCACGGCTCCAGGTTCGCCACCGCGATGGTCATCTGGTCGGCCATCCTCGTCGACACCAGCCCCTGCGGATAGCGCAGCCCCCACGTCACGTCGCCCACGTGTACCACGTCCACCTGGCAGCCATCGGCCAGCCGCGCCACCGCCTCGATGTCGCCCATGTAGTAGCTCCACAGCCCCTGCTGCACGGCGCCCAACTGCGGGTGGTATGGCCTGAACTCGCCGTCGGTCTGTTCGAGCAGCCAGGTGTCGGGGTTCAGCAACGTCAACTTGTGGCCGGCGTGTGTGTCGGCCAAAAAAACGAGCAGGCGCCTCATGCCCGCCATCCTGGCGCCTGCTCGTCCTGAGTGTCATCTACCGCCTGGCCATGCTCCATCATGGCGAGCATCTGCGCCCCGGCCTCCGCCTCATCGGCCTGGCGCTTCTGCTTCTCCAGCTCTGGATCGTAGCCGAGCTGTTCGAGCAGCGTATCCTTGCTCACCCCCAGCTGCTCATCCAGCACGGCCACCTGCCGCTCCGCCATTGGGTCGGTGGGCAACATCGCCGGCCAGTGCAGCACCGTGCGCTGGTCTGGCCCCCAGCCCCCCATCTCCAGCAGTCGCCGGTTCAGCTCCACCAGCAGCCCGCCATAGGTGCGGCGCTTGACCTCGGTTTTTTCCATCAGTGGCTGATACAAGATCTGGAGCGCCAGACCGCTCAGCGCTCCGATGCCCTCCAGCTTGCCGGTGGCCACCTCTGGCACCTGGCTGACCTCATGCAGCGCCTCTCGCAGCCGCTCGTAGAACGCGATCGAGCTGCCCAGATCGCTCTGCATCTCCAGGTTGTGCAGTTCGCCGTTCTCGCTCTGCAGCAGGATCATCTCATCCACGCCCACCTTGAGGTCGCTGCCGTGCACCCCCCTCGCCCAGGTCTTGGGGTGCGCGTGAAAGCGGATGATCCTCGCCGTGTTGCTCAGCACAAAGTCGATCGACCGGCTCAGCTCGAGCACGTCATCCTCCAGGTCGCTCGCGCCCCAGTACTCGTTCGGCAGTGGCAGGTTCTGACAGTCGATGATCGGCGCCCACGCATACGGCCACGGCGTTTCACCCAGCCTCCTCCACGCCCCGCCTTTGCGGCTCTCCTCGTCAACGATGAGCCACTGCGGCCCATCTCTCTCGATCCACTGCCTCCGCGTGACGGGCTCACCGTTGCGCGGATCAACCGCCGTGTACTGGATCCTGTACCACTCGACCCGCTCGATATCGTCCAGCGCCAGGCCCACGCTCACATTCGCCGGGTCCAGCACGATCACCCGCGGATACAGCATTCCCTGCGGCGCCGGCGCCAGCTTTGCCCAGGCGTGGCCACACACTCCGCCGTTCAGCGCCAGCTTCTGCAACAGCAGCATCCCGCCGAGTTCGTCCCAGCAGGCCTGCAGCCACTGCTCCGCCGCCGTCTGCCGCGTCTCGTCCAGCTCGAAGGTCACGTCCTGCCCGAACAGGAACGACACCCCCTTGTTGACGATCAGTTTGGCATAGTTCACCCGTACATTGTCGTCGACCTTACCCGGCAGCGTCTTGAGCGGCCTGGGCCCCTGCCCGTGATACGCCTCCCATGCCCGGCGAAAGCGCATCTGCCGCTCGAGCTCGTCCACCGCCACCGCATCCAGCACCTGCCGCGTCACCGTCGCCGTCGTAATGTCCATCCGCTATGCTCCTCCGGGGCCGCCGGTCGCCGCCCTGGCCTGCCCTCGTCTCACTGCCACAGATCGGGTCCGTAATCCACACCGCGCGGGCTGGCCAGCATCAGCTCGGTCAGCGCCCACACCAGCGCATCCATCCGGTCGGGCGAGGGATCCGCCTCGATGGCCGACCACGTGCACATCTCGTCTTCCAGCTTGGGCAGCGCCCCCACGTGGTGCACCTTGCCCTGCTCGTAGAGCGCCGCCACCGGCTCGGCTCGCGTACGCTTGCCCCGGCTGGCGTGCACCGCCCTGTAGCTCACCGCGGGGTCCACCGTGCGGATGGTCAGCTCCACCATCTCGCCGCCGTTGTTCACCTCGGCCACCAGCCGGTCGGCCTGATGCGCGTGATACGCCTTCACCGCGGCGCTGCCCCAACCGTGCGGGCTCGCCTGCAGGCTGACATCGGCCAGCACATACCCGTGCCCGTCCGCGCCCAGCCCCGCGACGATGATGCCCGTCTCGTCGCCGGCCGCCGTCGCCGAGGGGTCTACGCCCACCACCACGCGCGTCAGCTCCGGCGCCGTCTTCACACGCAGCCCGTCGAGCTGCGCCAGCGTCCAGAGCGCTCCGGGCGTGTCCTCCAGCACCTCGCCCTCGATCTCCTGCCGGCCCAGCCGTGTGCCCTCGTACTGCTCTCTGATGCGCTCCAGGAACCGTGGCGCCAGGTTCGCGCGGTTGGCGTAGGTGTTGCCCCGCGTCACCACCACGCGCGTGTCAGCCAGCAGCCGGCGGATCACCCCCGTCGGTCGCGGCGTGGTGGCCACCACGATCCGCGGGTCTTTGCCCAGCCGCACCCCGAGCTGCAACATGTCCCACGCGTCGTCATACCGCCAGGCGGCGAGCTCGTCGGCCACCGCCCAGTGAAACTGCGGGCCGCGCAGCTGCCGCGGCTCGTCTGCGCTGAATAGCGTTGCCTGGCTCCCGTTGCGCCACACCAGGCGCCGCTTGCTTGGCTCGTACCTCGGCCGCGCCCATGGCGGCGCAATCGCCAGCACGCCGCTCTCGCCCTCCACCAGCACGTCGCGCACATCGGCTGCCGTCGCCGCCACCATCGCCCCGCGCGACCGCGGCCGCGTCACCGCCTGCTCCTGCGCCCACTCGCACAGTGCGCGCGTCTTGCCAAAGCCTCGCCCGGCGAGGATCAGCCACGCCCACCACTCGCCCGCCGGCGCGAGCTGCTCGGGCCGCGCCCAAAAGCGCCAGTCGTGATAGAGCGCCCGCGCCTCGTCGTCACTCAGGCTCTGCAGAAACGCCCGCCTCGTCGTTGGTGGCAACGAGGCCAGATAGGCGGCGCTCAAGCTCTTCCCGATAGTCATGGATCTCGACGTCCACCTCGCCTGACAGCTGCACCTGGTCGACGAACAGCCTGTGGTGCCGCCCCAGCAGGGTCAGTGCCACCTGCGCGTCGTAGAACTCGACCATCATCCGCCCCTGCCGGTCGTACTTGATGCCCTTCACCAGGTGGCCCCTGCCCTCGGCCTGCAGCCGGGCCAGGTCCACCGTGCCGTCATCGTTGATGTAGGCCGACGCCTCGTTGCGCGCCTGAGCGCTCAGCCGGTCCAGCACCAGGTCGGCACTGGCCCTGCGCTCGTCGAGTCGACGCCTCACCTCGGCCTGGATGGCCGGCAGATGCAGCAGCGTGTACGCCTTGCTGTCTGCCCGGCGCGGCGAATACCCCGCTCTGCGCGCGGCCTCAGCGCCGCACCAGCAGCTCAGGTACTCTTCCACAAACAGGCGCTGCCTTGCGCTCAGCCCCGCCATCCCCACCTCACAAAGCGACTGACGATCAGTTGGCCTCATCGTCAGTCTATTTCGCCAGTCTCCGCGGATCGTCGGTCTGCACGGCCAGCCCTCACCCGTAGACCACATCCATCACGTACCAGCGCCCCTGGTTGTCCACCAGCAGCGGCACACTGAGCGGCGGAATCTGCAGGTCCACCAGGTCCCCGCGGATAGCGTCGTCACTCACGCCAAACTGCATCGCGAGCTGCTGCACGGTGAGCGGCTCTCGGTAGAGCGCGTCGCGGACGGCCATCAGGCGCACGGCGCGCTTGGCATTGCGGTTCTCCGTGTAGCTCATGCACTCCTCCGGGATATCCCGTGCTCAAACACCCTCTCGCCACTCTGCCTCGATGGCCTCGACGTCCTCGATGCGCCGCACGATGCGATAGCGGTCGGGCCACAGCATCTGAAAGACGCTCTCAGCCGGCGTGAGCCGCCCCCGCCTGGTCTTGACCTCGATGAGCACGGTCATGCCCGCCTTGGCGGCCAGCAGGTCGGGGAAGCCCGGCACGACCTGCGCCGCCTGCGAGGTGTCCACCACCCACCACCCCAGCTGCAGCAGCGCTCCGGCGATCTCGTCGTGGTTGGCATCCTTTGCGCAGGCGCGGCGTGGCATCCTACTCTGCGACCTCAGCCCGGTTTTCCCGCGCATAGGGCAGGCGCACCCAACGCCCGACGCGGTGCCGCGATGTCCCCGTCTCCACGACTCGGCCGATGATGTACACATCGCCGCAGGGCCCCGAGCCGTCGGTGAAGCACACGTCGGTGAGCACCATGCCCATGCCGCCCGGATAGCGCATGGTCATGGCGTCGCCTCCGCCCTCTCCTGCACCCGCGCCAGCGCCAGCACGCTCTGGCCACATGCCGGGCAGTCGTGCCACGTCGCGCCATCGATGGGCGACCAGCTCTCCATCACCGCGCGACAACGAGCGCACGTTACGCGCCCCCCGGTGTCGCGTGGCAGGCTGGCCTCTGGCACCCAGTCGACCACCCGCACACCACGCTCCGGCATCGCCTCACCTCCTCTGCCGGTAATCGCCGGCATTCAGCACCAACACGCGGCTCAGCCGGCGATCCACCAGGCGGCTCGCCAGCCGGTCACCACCCTCTGCCAGCTTGTGAAGGGGCAGATTCGTCGTCACCACCGTCGGCCGTTGCGTCAGGTAGCGCGTGTCGAGCACGGCAAACAGCGTCTCGGCCGCCCAGTCGGTGGCCCGCTCGGTGCCCCAGTCGTCGAGCACGAGCAGCTCCACTGCCCGCAGCCGCTCGAGGCGCTGCTCGGCGTTCAGCCCCTGCTCGTCAGCATACCCCGCGCGGATCATCCCCAGCATCGCGCCCACGTTCGCCGCGTACACCGCCCCGCCACGTCGCAGCGCTTCCCCGGCAATGGCGTAGGCCAGGTGGCTCTTGCCCACGCCCACCGGGCCGATCAGCACCAGCCAGCCCTCGGGGCTGTTGGCGTACTGCTGGCAGGTCTCCTTGATCGCGGCCATGTCGCAGTGCGACTGCACCGCGCCTTTCGGATCGAACGTCGCAAACGTGAGCCGGTCGAACACCTCGTCGGGGATGCCGCTGTCCTGGCGCAGCTGCCTGGCGTGCTGTTCGCGGCGCCGTCGCAGGGTGCAGCGGCAGGGCACCAGCATCCCGTCTCCTTTGCGCAGCCAGCCGATGCCCCCGCAGATCGTGCATGTCTCGCAATCAGCCATG